AATTCGTCATTACTCAGACCAACACGATATGAGAAACGTGCCACCTCAAGGAAGGCACGTTGGAGAGTCTTAAATGGGCGCAGTGCCGAGTTACCTCGGTTGTCAAATGCATCCGATGCATCAAAATCGTCGGGGTTGACGTAGATAATACGTCCCGTCCTCGACGTGATGATATTCTTAAGACGAGTAAGTGCCATTCTTCAGGAATCCTTCTTCGGTAGTATTTATGGGCGATTAGGGAGCAGCACCGCCACCACCTGAGGTTGAAATCTTAGTCATGTTGACAACAGGAAGGTCACCAGAAGGAGACTCAAATCCGTTAACAACATAACTCAAATCTCCCGCAGATGAGTAAACGAGCAAGTTTTGACCAGGACCCACAACAATACCAGAGTTTTTCTCAGTATCATTTGCAGCAATAGCATTACCGTAGTAGAGATAATCTTCTGCGCTGTAAAGACCTGTCTGACCTGTTTGCTCAGCAGATGAAATAGTTGCGACATCAAATGTCAGAGCAGCGCCGCCACCGTTGCCCAGTTGTGCGTCATTGATCTGAATTGTTTCAGCAGCAGCGAAGTCTTCGCCACCATCAACGATAGTAATAGTTGCAGCGCCAGATCCATCAACAACAACAGTGAATCTTGCCTTTGCGATAGCACCAGATGCACCTGTAGCATCAGCAGTCAGGTTTGCATATGTGCCAGCAGCACGAGATCCATCAGCAGCACCAACGTTGTTGATAGTCAGAATCTTACCTGACACTGCCTTAGTCATGGTGCGAGTGCCATTATTAAGTGTAGGAGTGTCATAGAATTCTGTATTGTCTGCAAATGCAGCAGATCCTTCACCCAAAGCAACTTTAAGATGTGCTTTTGCAGGATCCCAATCCATGACGTATCCATAAGGACCAACTGTAATGCCATTTTGCAGCACAGTTTGGGTCACGTTATTGACAGTGAAGGTGTCACCTGCAACGAGAGCCTCACCACCAACATCGTAGATATAGATTTCACTATACACTGGATCAGTTTGAATACTAATAGCAAAACCAATACCAGTTGTTGGAGTTGGGGGATTACCACTCGTGCCATCCGCGTATGCAAACAACGAGATTGAGGTGTTTTCATCAACAACAATCGAAGTATATGAACCAGCAGTGCCTGCTGTGCCAACTTTACTCACACCCTGAGTGTATTCAGTACCTGTGCCACTATCTCCATTAGGACCTTCAGTATCATCGTTAGATAGTTTCAGAGGATAACCAGTATTGGTTGCATCTGACAGATCAAATTTATATGTCAAGTCAATGTTAAGATTGACCAGACCAAGGTAAACATGGTCTGTAGCACTGGGTCCAGTGGTAGTTACAACATACTTATCTTCAATAACAGCATCGTTACTACCAAGGAAATTCAAGACTGCTGATGCGTTAGATGTGCCACCAGTAACTGTCTCACCTTCACTAAAGTAGTTAGCGAGATATACACCGTTATCAGTCAGCAATGTGACGTTTACACCATCATTGTGGTCAACATCAGAAGTGCCATAAGCACCACGACTCAGAGTAAGATCATTACCATTAACTGCCCCGATTGTAGCGAGCTCGTTATCAATAATGACAACACCGCCAGACACAAATCCAGTAGAGTCAGTAACAGTGAGGGTTACATCCCCAGCAGCATAAGTTGCACCTTCGTTAATAGTTGTAACTGTAGAAGATGCAGACCATGCGTTAGTAGCAATACCAGCAGGAACTGTGCGAGCAGTTGTGCCCAGTGCAGAGCGACTAACTGTAACTACGTTAGTTGTGGTGTTAATACCAGATGCATCGATAGTGACAACTTCAGTATCTGCACCATCCGCTTGACCTAGGGTTATATACATCCCATCAGCAAGACCCGTTGTGCGGGAGAATGCCATGCTAGTGACACCTGTGCCATATGGAGTATATTGCAGGATGGCATTTGTAGCAGCACCACCGCGATAGATAGCAGTAAATCCAGATGTCGATCCAGTAAGTGTTTCACCACCCAGCAATTCACCTGCAAGAGAGTCTGCCTGGAGAGCAGTGTTGGAGACTGGTCTTACTTGTGTATAGTAAGTAACCGTGCCAGTTGCCTTGTAGATGTCAAGGATCTTACCAGTAGCAGCGTTGGTAGTTGTAAATTCTGTGCCAGGAATTGCATCACCAAAGGAAAACCCAGGATTCAACGTAAGCTTATAAGCACTAATTGGATTACCTTTAGCAAACTTATAAGTAGATGCCGATCCGCCATTTTCGGATTCGGGTCCGTCGAGATGCAGCACCTGATCATAGTCTCTCAGTGCCATCCGATAAGATGCGCCGCTACCAGACTGGTTACACACATTAACAACTGTGCTGCCAGTTACAGTAGTCGGACACCTATAAAGTACCGTATTTGTCGTTGCTCCTGGTTTAGAAGCTGCGAGTCTTCCTGCTGTCATTTGTTAATTACCAACCTGCTTGGAAAAAGGATTGTAGTCTTAGTTGTCCACCCAACACAGGAGCGGAGAGTGCGCCACCGAAAGTAATTGCCACTTCACTAATGTTATTAGTAGACAGCAACGTTGCGTCAGCGTCGGGGAATTGAATGGTGCGAGCACCAGTCAAGTTGGTAGCATCAATGGTGATGATACCGTTAACGTCGTCTGGGTTATTTATCTTCGCCAGCTCTAGCGTTTTATTGTAGAGAGTCTGTGTTTTTCTCTCAGAGACCAGCATGTTAGATGCCAATCCATTATTCAAAGGTGCTGATGGGTCATCATCAGGGAAACTAAACACATAAGTTTGGTTGTCCTCAATGTTGCTGAGATCCAACTGGATCTTTCTGGTTTCATCACCAACGTCAGCAAAAATTGCGCCTTTGTAAATCTTGTTTGTAAGTGTCTGAGAAGATGCTTCACCAACCACCTTGATATTCATATCAGGGAAAGTAACCGTACGGTTATTGGTCAGCAGTGAAGAATCAAAGATCACATACCTTGTGGGATCATTCTCCTCGTCCGTTGAAGGCGTGTTGGAGAATGTGGGGTTAACCATATTCTTGTTGAAGACATTCTGCTCTGAGATGTCATCCAACAATGTAGACTGAGTGTTAGCAGCACCAAAGTCAGGCAGTTTATAAGTGTGTTGACCAGGACTCTCCCAAGCATCACACTCAAACTTTGCGATCTTGTCAGTTGCAGTAGATCCAGTAATCTGGAGCTCAGCATCCTTGATGATGATCGTCTTATTCGTGATAGTCTGGAATGTGTCATTAGCGACAATAGTTGTGCTAGTGTTTGTGCCTACATTAGGTAGATCAAAACGACGTGTGCCAGACTGTGTAGAGATTGTATCAACGTTGAATTGCACTCTCTTTGCAGGGTTTTGATCACCTTGCAAGAAGAATTGTGCGTCGGTCTGGATAATAGGACCATTAACTGTGAAGAAACCACTACCCTGTGGTGTCATCTCCATGCTGGAAGTTGCAGATGCACTGTCAACAGCACGAATGACTAGAGTAGAAGATCCGTCAGTATTCTCTCTTCTAGTATTATAAAGAGATGCTGATCCGAATGCAAGACCAATTTCATTGATGGCAGATTGATAGATCCCGCTGTCTCGGTCCAAATCAAAAGCCAATCCTGGCGCTGATGCGCTACCTGCGCTCACACCACGAAATAATTGATTGACCTTTGCCTTACGGTTAGGAATCAGAGGGTCAGAGATAACGATAGGCAGGATTGCTTCGCCAGTAACGAGCGCATCTGCAATCGTATCTAATTGGGATATACGTTTAGTTGCCACGAAATCTCAACACGATTTGCTACAGTTTTATTTATAACCATTCTCCACTAACCATTCGTTAGTCAATGGTGTTGGAGGATAAATCTCCCACATTTTACCAGTTGCACATGCTTCCAGTGCTGCCTGAGTCATACCCTCAGTGCGTCCTGCCCAACCTGCTTCCGCTTCCCACGGCACAGCATTGGCGGGATAGGTGCGCTCTGCCATGACTTTCCAGATCATAGGCACATCCTCTTCAGGTTTGATGATAGCAATCATACTATTCTCAATGGTGCCTGCCATGCAATCTTGAGCAGCGTGCCATCCTTCATGACGCATAAGTTGCATCAGGACAGCAGGATCATGCATATATCTCCTATTAAGATAGAAGTTATTACTAACAGTATGATAGACACCACGATGACCAACGGGGAAATACTTTTGATCAGCGAGATATACTTTGACACCAATCTGATGGAGTGTCATTAGCAACCTATTAAACTCTGTCGCTGCGAATGTATACCTCTCAGGGTTTTTATACTGACTAGAGATATCTAGCAGAGAGAATACCTCTTCCACATTATCTTTGCATTCACGGAGCAGCATACAACCCATGGCATCCATGCTGTTGTATCCTTTAGTAATCTTATCCTCTCCTGCCTGCACACCACCATGTGCCAAACTAAACATCAAACCCGCCAAAATAGCATTACGCAGTCTCATAACCTAACCTGTCCTGGAGTACTAACCCTAATCAGTGTGCCTTTGTTAAAAATAAGATTCATCCTTGGAAACGGTGCATAGTGTGCATCCCATTTGGATGGATATACTTCTATCTCTTTCGTAGCATAGTATGGTCTTACCTTACCATGCAAACCGTTGGGTACATAACCTCTAGGATCTGTTTCAGAGAAATCCTGAGTGTCACTATAATCAACTTCAAATAGATGTCCTACTGGGTCTAGAAAAAATGTATTCATCCATCCGTCAAGATCTTTAGTTTGCAGTGATCTTTTCCAAAACCCTGCGCCAATATCATAATGACATAAGATGGTGTCGTACATACCTTCCATAATCCTCAGGAGAAACTTAGTGTAGCTCGGGGTCCGTAAACTACAGGCTCGTGATACACATACTTAGGTATGTATAGCACATCCCCTGGGTCCATATCTACTTCACCGAGTCCATCTACACGATAACCTATTTTTCCTATAATTGGCACAATCATTACATCTACGTTATCATTGTGCCTACCAAATGTGCTGGATTCAGCACTAAAGGAAATATATTGATGAAACTCTCTCATACCATATCTTGACCACATATAGTCAAAGAGTGGTCTCATTTGAAATGGGACGTATTCACCCTCACATATAATAGTATTCATTGCACCTTGGTGTAACACAATACTATCTGTTTCGTTAAGAATTTCTTCAGATTTTACTTTTGGTGAAATTACCGTAAAAGTTTTATTAACTCTGTCGTATTCTAATTTGTCAAATACGTCGGTCCAAGTAATGTTATCTACTTCAACCTTTCCTTTTGACAGCGTTGCTCGATTCATGGAGTTTTTTCAATGCTTTAACAACTTCGGGAGTCTCTTCCCACTCCCAGGTGTTACCATTCTTGTCGATCATTTGTTTTTTGGGCATGTCATAATAGCGACAAAGCCCCTGACAGGATTTGAACCTGCGACCTGAGCTTTACAAAAGCCCTGCTCTACCACTGAGCTACGGAGGCAAAAATAACCGCCGATGCGTCCATCAACGGTAGCAGTCAAGAGGGATCCCACCTCTCTCTCACATGGGTTGTTGCTCCGATTCTTTTTTCTCTCGGAAATGTGAGCACGGGTGTCGCCATCCCGTCTACTCCCTCTCCTGGATTCGAACCAGGGACCAAGCGATTAACAGTCGCTCGCTCTACCGCTGAGCTAAGAAGGATTGTTTTCTTTTTTCTTTTGCTTGAAGTAGAGACTATAGTATCTTTTCTTCATTTCGTCAATAGCATCCATATCTTCTTTGAATCCCATATATTTGAGATGTTGGTATGTACCCTCCATCTCACTAATAAGGAGAAGAATGTTTATTGCTGTGACAGGTCTACCATTAAACTCATACTCACTCAGGGACCTCCTCATAATTTTCAATCCAATCACTAAGGTCAAATAGGATAGGGTGACATCCTTCCATTACGAGATAGTCAGATGCTTTGTAGAGATCCTCCATAGTATATTCTCGTGCTGTATCTGCGTCTAGTTTAACTTCTTCCATGTCCTTCATCGGAGCAGGTAACTCTTCAAATGTAAATGGTATGCCTTGTATGAAATACATCTGGACTATACCTACGTCTTTAAGATTGTGAAACGAGTTAGTGATCCGAATCTTATTCATGTTAGAAGTTTTGCGTCATTTCTCCCAGAGACTCTGCAACGTATGCCTGCACCCCAGCGGGATCGGGCACAAATTCTTCAGGGTCTGGGATATTTATCTCAGATCCCCTGTCTTTAGTGACGAGTGGGGTCATCATACAAACTCCATTGTCATGGATAATTTTGATGGTGTGCCCTCTCTCCACTAGAGAAAATACGAAGTCAAAGTTTTCTTGGACTTCTTGACAGGATAGCGTAATAATACTATTCATGCGAGATATGTAATAAATTCTTTAGGGACGTTTTCGTTGAATTGTGCAATGGTCTCATAGAATCCCTCAGCACCTTCAGCATCAAACTTCCAGTTGATCACCTCGTCATATCCTTCGTTATCAAGGATCTTGACTGTGCGTTGGGGGATGTTGACCCAGATGTGCTCAAGATAGGTTTCCGTGGACATGGGAGCATGATGAAGACTCCCATATCATACATCAATTCAGCAGCAATGGCAAGCCATAAACCTGATGAGGTCCAAGACCGCAACCAGTTGCCATGTAACCAGTGCCGACGCCTGTGTGGATCAGACCAGTAGCAACCTGATTCAGCAGGGCACCAGTGGGCACAAACTCAGCAATCACACCAGTAGGTGTTGCGATGAATGTGGAGTGGACACCTGCGCTAGATCCCATGATGATATCATTCATAGACCCAGGCATCGATGTACCCAGACAGATTCTAGTCTGTGTGGGAGGTGCAAGACCAGGAATAGGAAGGTCTGTAGTGATATCAACGATAGCACCATTAACAAAGGTGAATTGACCAGACAGTGCCTTCATTGGATTGAAGATTGCAACCATCTCAAATCTACCACTGTTAAGGAAAGAAGAGATCCAGTTTGCTTCATTAGTGATCTCACCAGAAGCGATGTTTTCAATAGTGTTTGCCTCAGTCTTAATAGTCTGAGAGTTAAATGCTAGTGAGTTGATTGCAGTGATCTTAACCTTTGCACCCTGAATACTAACGTCACCAGTATATGCAATGTCATGGTCACCCTCTTTACGAGATCCAGACTTCTGCTCTTTGTCATCTTTCAGGTTACCCTTAAGTTGACTACCCCAAGGAACTCTACCGTGCTCGTCTGCTTCAGGATGATATGGAATCTCATCAACAGGATAGAAATGACCACCAGGCAATGCCTTAAAGTATTGGTCACGCTCAGTCTGTTTGATGTGGACCATGTTGATCATGTCCTGCTTCTTATCGTCTTTCTTTCTAGTAGAAGACTTATCAGCACCACCAACATCAATAGATGAAGTCACATCTGTGCCCACTTTAGAAATCTTAGTTTTCTTATTGTCAGTCCTATTAACAACTTTCTGACTCTGCTTGTCTAGATCACTCTTAGCATCTACCTTATCAGGTTTCTTAGATGATCCCTCAGACTCTGCCTGAGGACCCTGAGAAGCATTATCATTCTTAGCACCTGTCACTTCCTCGTGATAGTTACCCATGACCTTCAGATAGAAGTCACCCTCAACAGTCAGCACATAGTTACCTTTAATGGTCTCACACTTGTCTCTAGCAATGATCTTAGTTTCATTGTTAGGGACATTCTTATGCTCGTTACCATGACCATCTTGGAATGTGCAGACACCACCAGGACCCTGTTTGATTTGTTTCTCAACACCAGGGGTTGCATCATTGATATCCTTAGCACCATTGAGGTGAGTAACAACCTCCATGAGGTCTGTATTGATAGCAGTAAACATCTTATCGATGTAACTACCACCGCCACCTGCTCCAGTGACACCATCATCAAAACTAGAGAATGGTGTGCCAACGATTGCTTCATTGATACTGCCGCCGCATTCCGTGGTCCCGATCAACGGATACCACGCCTTCGACTTCGGTCGTTTTATCTCCCTCCCGCAATCCTTCTGGAAGAACATCTTGATGATAGCGAAGATGATTTTAATCAAACCCGCCCAGTTGAGTTGAGTGAAGTCAAACTCAAAGATCATCTTTACAGTCTCACCGATGCTTCTTGCTGCACCAGCGATACCTTTTGCCATATCAACAGCAGCGATCACGTCGCCAGCAATATCCTTAACACGATTCATTGTGCTAGTGATACCACTAAGGATACGGTTAGTAACACCCTTAACAGCAGAGTCAACACCCTTAAGTTTATCAGCAATCTTATCTACAATCTGCGTCGCTATATTATTAGCGAACGCAGAGACATCCGATATTGCGGCTTGCACTAGCCCCAACCACATCGGTGTCTTCATACAGAAGATACTAAAGATCATCTCAAGGAACTGCAAGATTGTGGTAATCACAACCAAAGGCACGAAACTAGAGATAATTGCAACAATCTTACCAACAATCTCAGCAATGAGTTTAGCAAGCATTTCCTTCAGTGGTGCCAGAATACCAGCAATACCACCAGCAAGGAAATTCATGATCTTACCCATGTGCTCCATCACCTTATCACCTGCAATCTTCTTACCAGTTGCAAGAGAGATGAATCCACTAGGACCACTAGCAAGAGTCGCTGCCATGTTGCCCAACTCAGTGAGCATACGCTCTAGATCAGTGCCGAAACCTTCGCCAGCAGGACCAGCAACGCCATCACTAATTGCCTGCTTCTCGACAGGAGGTTTAGTTGGGTTAGTTACAGCATTACCAGGCAGAGTTTCTTCAGCAGCAGAGATAGCACCACGAGATTCTTCGTTACCAGATCCAGTAGGATTCGTAGGTGTAGTATTCTGACGCTTAACCATAGGACTGCCGTCCATGCGGTCATTACCAGCAAGGTCTTTCTGACCAGGAGTTTGAGTCTTCAGTTTATCTGCGACTGTGCCATCTGCCGCAGTTGTCCTCTTCTCAGGATCTTCTTTTACTTGGAAACCACGGAATGCACCCATGACGACAGGCATCTGTGCCTCATCACCATCAAGAAAGAATCCCATGACCCAAGATCCAGGCTGCAACTCAGTAGTTGTACCTGTATTCTTTGTCTGTGCCTTATCGCATGGCAGCAATACTGTTGCCCATGGCAGCACCTCAGTAGGCAACTCCTTAGTATATGCCTGCTTTGCCTTGTGACCTGTATACCAACCAAGGATCCGCACCTGGACACGACCCAGTTTGGAGGGGTCTTCGTTGCTCTCAACTTCCCCGATCCACCAAGTGTATCCGTCTCTACCTAAGTAGTCTGTCCGATCCAACATTTGAATAATTATATCGTGTGATTATTTATCGAGCAAGGTGAAGAGAAACTCACCCTCTTCTTCAGGTTTACCCCACGCTTGCTTATCTGTTTCAGTATCCCAACCTTGATCCATGGATCTATAATCCAGTCCGTCGAATCTGATACGAGATTTAATTAGATACTTACCGACTTGACACCAATCAGCGGGGATCCCCGTCCACCATCTACCGTCCCAAGTCCATACAAAAGGACAACTATCCTCTTGTTTAAGAATATTGAAAATATCTGTCTTTACAGTGGTTTCAGTAGATTCTGTGATCCTATACCTTAACCAGTTGTAAGCATTCTTTTCGCCCTGATACTTATACCAGGATTTGGACTCAAATACACCTGACTGTGTTTGCCAAATCCTGATATCTATCTGTGGCCATTGAGCAGGGTTAGACATTGCCTGCATTTTATTACGATAATGCCCATATAAGAGCTCTTCAAAGTTATTCATCTCAACCCTTACATGGTTATTATAATAATTTATTGTAGGTTTGTCAATCCTCGTAGACTAGACACTCGGGCTCTGATGGGTTTTGATCACAGTAGAGCTCAAGATATGTAGGATCGTGATGGTCGCCTGCTTCGATCTCCTTCTTATGGTGATCTGCATACTCTTCTAGGTCATGCAATTCGCCTTCGATGTGACGACGCATTTGGGGATTTGTGTTAGGATTATCAAGAATTTCCTTATCCTTCTTGATGTGTGCTTCGATGTTTTCCATTGTAGTTTATTTTTTAGGGATGGAATCGCGGAATAAAGTCAATTCAGATGTACAACCTCGCTGGGTGAAAGTAAAAGTATGAGCAGCAATAAGGTATTTACCACTAAACTTTCTATCTTTCATGACACTATCTTGCTGACTGCGTGAAGCAGGAATATTGAGTTTGATAACGTCACCAGCACAGATTCCAGTATTACCTGGGACTGTGATTGTTAGTTGAATTGCCTTCATTAAATTATATCTAGCAGCAGCATATTCTGCAACTGCTAGTGTGTCAGCGGTTTCAGACCCGCTGTCAGGATTTCCTTTTGGTTGACCAGACTTACCCTGCTGATGAATCAACGTAGGAATTGGTCTGATTTTTTGTCGAGTAGGTGGTGCCCCTTCTCCCGATACCTCTTCAGGCATATTGAATGGGGGTGACTCGTGAAGGGGAGTTGCTCTGGCAAAAATTTTATCAAACGCTGTTTCTCTTGCAGCGTAAATTGTCCCTGACGGTGATGATTTACTCTTGTTACTACCACCATTTGCGGTGACATTGTTAGCACCGACGTTGGCAAGACTCACACCACTGGTTACAGTTTTATATGTCCCCATCCTCATATGTCTGAGGTGATTTGCTTTGTCTGGATATTGAATAGACTCAATGTTTAGGTAACCTTCGTCTTCTGTATGTCCCTGCTGTGCATATACAAATTGGAATCCAGATTCTTGCTCACAAAGACCATCAATAGATCTAAACTGAAATCCTCGTTGATTCTCATAGAAGAGAAAACCAGATTGTTTTTGTGATCCCTTACCCGATGGTTTTGAATTCTTACCAGATGACTTTCTAGTTACCTTGTCAGAAATATACGAGATGAGGTCAACAGGTCTCCAGTTTGGTGATACAACTTGGACCTTTGAGTGTGCCTCAAAGTTTTCTTCCTTGATACGTTTGCCAGGTGCTTTGAGATACTTCTTGACGATATGCTTAGGGAGGTTTTCTTCATCCTTAGACGCTCCCTCAGCGATTGCACCAAATGCTTTGAAGACCTTATTGATCTCGTTGTTATACATCTCAGGTGTGCAGCAATAGATGATATACAACTGACCACGCTCAGACTTGATGATCTTACCAATCTTGTAAACTCTAAAATCTAGTTTTAATTTACCCTTGCCGTCTGCTGCCTCAGTGACTACATCTATTTGCACCTTCTCACCACCTGTGAGATTCAGGTTGAAGTCAACAGAGTCAACCATTGATAATTCTAGACGACAGAAGGGTGCCTCAATAGACTCATAGTACTTAAAGTCTGGCACCATCTTCTTAAGATCAAACTCCTTATCACTATTGGTAGTGAGAGTAATCTTATTAAGCTTAAATTGTCTTGATTTCTGCTCTGCCATTACATGAAGTTAACAAGTGAAGATCGCGCCTCAGCGACAATACCAAATTTACCGAGAAGATACTCGTCAGCATCATTCTTGTCAGAAGTTGGGACGATTATCTCTTCGCCACCACCACCTGCCATAATCGGTGCTGCCTGCTGCTCTTGGACGATAGGTTGCATTGCGGCATCACGCTCTGCTGTCATTGCTTTCAGACTATCTAGCTTAGATTCAGTCTTCTTCTGCTGAGCAGTCTCCATCTTTTCGCCAGCTGTATTGGTGGTGCTGCCATACTTTGCCATCTCGGTAAGACCCTTTTGCAGAGCACCATCTTTACCAAAGAGTTTCTGGATCCTCTCATCAATAGTTAATTCTTTTTCGTCAGTATCCTTTGACTCAGTTTTAGATTTAGACTTCTCCTTTTCTGCCTTGCGATCTGCTTCAGTTACTGTATCATGCTCTGTAGCAGCTTTCTCTGCTGCTTCCTGATTAGATAGTCCAGAATCCTTGCCTTCTTGGTATGTCTTATTGAATTCGTAGAATTGATTTGCCTTAGGATGAATACTGATCTCAGTGATCTTAGAAGCTTTAGCACCACGACCTCTAGAATTGCCCTTGGTCTTATGTCTATTAGCAATGTCGGTCTTAAGACCACCAGAATTCATCACTGCCTTAAACTCATCACTGCCAGGCTCAACACCAATTCTCTCCTCACCAAAACCAAGAGTGCCTGCCTTTGTCCTCTTGGACATGCTCTTGATTTTGATCTTTGCATCAGAGGGATCACCTTCATAAGCATAAGTCACATAGTATGACTTATCATTCAATACTACTCGACTTGCTTGATATGAATCTTTAGCGTATGCCTTAGGATCAAACTTACCACCAGCAGCAAAACCAGGCATGGAATATCCACCACGCATTGCTTCACCCCATCTCTGAGATGTTAGACCAGGATTCTTTCTAGTTGCGGGTGTGTCAAATGGCACAACGAATGCACCACCGCCTGCAAATCCCTTCATACCGACCCACTCAGTGCCATGACCAATAAAGGATGTGGTCAACCCACCATCAAGTGACACAGGGTAACCAGACTGAGGACCAGAGATCCATCCACCCATCGCTGCCTTTGGTATAACACCACCTTCAGCGAATCCGAAGAAACTACCAACAGCACCTAGCAGACCTTTTGCAACTGCCTTCACACCCTTAAAGATAGGATGCTCTACGATTGCCTTGAATAGTTTACCAAACAGTGAAATAGTGCCGTTATCACCAGCGATTGCCTCTAGAAGTTTTTCCTCCCACGTCATCGCAGGGTCTATACCTTCTGCCTTACCAGCGTCTTCACCCTTCATCTCTTCAGACGAAGCAGCACTTCCGCCAATGGCAGACATTGGCACACCAAAGATCTTAGCGATAGGTGCAACCATCGACCCCAGCATGTTTCTGATAGGTGCTGGGAGGAATGCACCGAATACTTTACCGATACCACCAATGGCAGTCATGATGCCAACACCCAGTGCCTTGAAGGGGAGTTGCATGAGTTGACCAAATGCCTTGGCAACCTTCATGGTGCGTCTCAGTTGCTTCGCCATCTCATCTTGCAGGTTGAATGTCCCGCCAGATGCCATCTTAGGTTTGACCATCTTAGCAGTCTGGAATCTTCCACCTGCCGCTTTACCTGACTTACTCTTCTCTTTATCTACCTCGTCTGTCTTAGGTGCAAAGAATTTCAGCACTGCTGTCAGTGCCTTCAGTCCCAGGAAGAATGGGGCAAACATGACCTGGATACCAATACCCAGGATCTTACTGATTAGTGGTAGATGTGGCTCAACAAAGTCGAGAATGGCAGTCATTATACCACCAAGTGCCTCAAAGAATCCACCTATGGACTCCTTGATAGGTGCCATCACATTGTTGAAGACCTCTCCAACCATGCCGAAGAATTTCTGGATGGGCTCAAAGATGGGCTCTAGGAATCCACCGATTGCCTTACCTACCTTACCACCAACAAATCCACCAGCAACACCGCCGATCATCCCACCAAGGGGACCACCAATCTTGTTACCGATTGCTTGACCAACCAGAGCACCGCCACCAGTACCTATACCAGCACCAACTGCCTCTCCTTGACTATCACCAGCAGCTTTCGCTCCAAGGTATGCACTAAGACCAACGCCACCAGCAATGGCAACCTTACCAAACCTAGAGCTAGCAAATTTCTTTAACTTGCTACCAATCTTTACTGCTTTACCAATGTTGAGGATACCCTTAACAAGGTTGGTAACAACCCAGGCAACAGATTTGACTGTTGCGCCAGGTGCCTTCAGGAATGCAATCCCTATGAATATAGGAGCAGCAGATAGCAGAAACTGTCCAAATCCCAACAATCCCTGTAGGGATATGGGATTCTCCATAAACTTAATCAATCCATCCAACGCCGACCCTACTAGGAATGACGTTATCTTATAGACAAACTTACCAACAGCGACGAGTGCTTCTGCAAGTTTCTGGACTTTTTCTGGATTCTTAGAGACCCAATCCAGTGCAGCAAATCCAATGAAGAGCTTAAAGATACCGCCAAGGAATCTAGCAATAGCACCAAGGAATCCACCGAAAGCACCTTTCGCTGCCTCCTTGAATTCCTTCATCTTCTCATTCTGAATCTTCTTCGGTTTCTTCTCGCTCTTCTCCTCTTCTTCAGCTCTCTTTTTCTTTGCTTCTTGTAATCTCTCTGCGGCAGTTTTCCTTTTCTCTCTATCTGCCTCTTGCTTCTCTTTAGCGTCTTCTTGCTTGTTAACAAGGTTATCACCACGGATCTTAGATCTGACGCGATCCTTCATCGCCTGAGTCATTGCCTCTACTTGGAGAGCAATACCATTCATCGATGCACCCAAGGAATTCATACCTGAGGTGATACTCTTAAATGCTTTATCCTGATCTTTAGTGATCTTGCTCAACTCATCAGCAGCACTCAAGGCAGTAAACTTCTTGCCACCACCAGTGCCCCTATAAGAAATCATCTTATAGAGTTTTGCCTTCTGTACTTTAATTGCTGGTGCTTTGTTTGCCATCTATTACTGAGTGAGAAGAGGCGAAGGTTTGGTATACACAGCTCTAGTGCTACCTGATGTATTTATCTGCTGTGTGACACGTTGTATCACTACACGCTCCTGCACGACAGGGTATACCTCTGCAAGACCGTCACGCTCTGACTTCTCCTTGATCGCTTGCAATTTCTTCATTGAATCTTCCTTGACCCTACCAACTGCCATAATGTTTGAAGGATCAGTAGTTACTCTCTCTGGTTTTAAGTCTTCGAGAGATTCGCCAGTAGCATTACTCTTAGGGGTAGATGTATCAATACCTGTATCTGGTCCTAGTTTACTTAATGCCTCAGCAAGACCTGTCTTGAATGCTTCCAGCATCTCTGCAACAGTCTTGGGTTTAGTATCCGCAGCCTGCTCAGTATCACCACCACCGTCACCTGTGGTATTTACATTACCTTCAGATGTTGTGGTATCTACATCAGATCCATCACCAATTTTCTTAGATGGTTTGATAGATCTAGGTGCTCTCCACATCCAGACATCACCATCAGGCAACTGATTCTGGAAGAGATTCTTGTCCATGAAGTAATACTTACCAGGACCACCTGTCTTATCACCAGCACTGTTAGTCTTCTTCCAAGTGCCACCGAAGTTTAGTTGTCCAAATGGATCATGTACAACGAATCCATTGTTTTTGTATCCAACAACCATACCCCAGTGTCCAGATCCTTTATATTTGAATCCGACTGGGACAGGATACCCTGCTTGCACCTCTTTACGAAGTGATTCCCAACTCTGACCAGTTTCTAATACAGAATCAATACCAAAGTCTGCAAGTGCTCTCTTCTGAGGATATGCCTCAGTTGAGATACCATATCCACTACGGACCTTGTTGTAGTCCTCAGCAGTCATGGGTTTACCTGTGAGTTGTGCTACCCACATTGCCATCGTGGTTGAATAGCACTGAGTATCACCAGGACGACCATACTTGTCTGCCTTGTTTGCTCTCTGGTTGATGTAAGGCACATCTTGAATGACCTTACCACCCTCAGCAGCAAACTGAATACCAGCACGCTTACTGCTGCCAGATTCCATCACACCTGCTTCGTCATTACGACGCCAGCTATTGATACCACCGTTATGCTTAGCTAGCTTATTACGGTATGCAGCAATAACTGGACCGTAATCACCACTCTTCAGTGCCTGTTGCACAGTGCCTCTAATGCCAGCACCATCTAAAGATCCATAGTTAAAGACTACAGACTCAAGAGCAGCTTTTACTCTATTAGGTGCCTTGTTATAGTCACCACCAACCTCATCAACGAGGCGTTGACGGTGCTCAATAATATGCTTAGATTTGATCCAATATGCTTCCTCTTCGGTGATCGTGTCACCTTTCTTGACTTTACCCGACTTACGGAATCCAGATGGATAATAAGTTGCACCAATACCAATGGTAGGAATTTCCCATCCATAGTTAGCATCGGCATATGCCTCTGTCCTCAGTCCTTCATAGTTGCCTAGAAGTGCTGCAAACTTCTCATCAAATCCACCAGGAATGTTTTTAACTGGAGTAGTGCCACCAGGACCATTATTGGTGCTTGCTGAAGACCCTGTTACTCCCTGAGATCTTTGCTTCTCTATTTGTGCTGCTTGAGCAGGATCAAAGATCTTGATGCCATTGATGAGGAGTTTATTCAACCCATCATGAATAGCACCATAGATATTCTTTTTATAAGTGAGTTGCTTTGAATTCTCAACCTTCTTCTTCTCAGTCTGTGTTGCTTGGAAGGTGACAGCTGTACTTACACCACCTGCTGCAGCTCCACCGCCTGTCCCAACACTGACACCAAATGCAGCGCCAAGTTTTCCAATATCAGGTGCTAAGACAGTTTTTACCTTGTTGCCAACAAATCCAAATGCACCAAGACTACCTACGATTGCCTTCAGGTAGAGACCACCTGTAGCAGCGAGCATATCTGGATGACTACCAAATTGCAGGGGACCACCTGCTGCCATCTCTACAGGTCCACCTGCTGCCTTCTTATTCTCTCCGTCGAAGTCAAACAGGTTGAATGTCAACGCATCAGCAATACCACCTGCCACAGAGGCAGGATTCATGAGACGTTTAGCGTTGTTAACAACAAACTGGACTACACCACCAATAGCATCAAATACAGCACCAAGGATGAAACCAGTAAAGTCCATCAAGACCTTGGCACCATCCATCAGGAATTTGCCAAGTTTACCGATCAACTCAAAGATCATGCCCATGGGCTCTTTGACCTGATCGATGATCGGACCTAACGTCATCTTAACGAGGTCGAAGACCATACCAAAGTATCTCTTGATAGGTCCGAAGATAGGCTCCATGAGTGGACCTAACTCTTTACCTACCCATTCACCCAGGAAACTACCAATAGCATTACCAACGATAGGTGCAAAGGGTCCCAGGAAGGGTCCTAGCAGTGCTGTGCCTGCAATACCACCAAGGACACCACCCGCTGCCTGACCCACACCAGCACCGATTGCAGAGGATGCCTTCTCGCCAGTAGCGAGACCTCCTGCAATCCTAGAGGCACCACCAAGGAGACCCATCCCGACGTTTACCTTACCGCCGAGTTTACCAAATACTTTATTTGCTTTGGTGCCGAGTTTACCCTTAAATCCTTTATACTTGTCGCCCATGCCGCGACGCATCTTGGAGAATCGACTCTCTTTGCCGAATCTCTCCTCAAATGCCTTCTTAGCACCAGGACGCTTGCGGTCTGCCTTTTCGGCAGCCTTCCGCATTTGTTGTACTTCTTCTTTGGAGTATATAACTCCAGTCTTTGGATCTCTAAATCCGCTCTTTCTTACTTGTGCGTTTCTTTCTGCTTCAGCAGATGCCTCAGCATTCCCTGAGAAAATCATTCTCAGACGATTAACGTCCTTCATGAGTTTCCAAGGCATGATCATATACTGTGCTGTCCTAAGCACAGCAAGTCCACCCATCAGTTGTACGACACCAAGTATACCTCGGAGTCCACGTCTGATAGCACCCTCTTCACTATAGTTGCCGAAGACATTTGTCAGACCATCGAGAATCATCCCGACGCCCATCTTGGTAAGCTTAAAGGCAAACTTACCTATGGCAAATAGGACCTTGAATACCTTAACTGCCTTCTCAGCATTCTGTGGGTTACTTAACCAATTCAGTGCCCCAAATATAATAAGATACTTGAATACCCTGAAGATTCCATTTAGGAATCTACCAAGCATACTCATCTTGGGTTTTTCTTTCTCGACCGCCTTGCGACCTTCTTCTTTACCTTCCTCTAAGCCCTGTTCTGCCTGCTCTTCTAAATTCTCACGTTTCTTCTTTGCGAAAGATCTTCGGAATTTCCGCATGGCGTCAGTCCACTTGGTCTTTTCCTTCTTATCTTTCTTCTTGATGTCCGTGACTTCTGCTTTAGAAGTGTCTGAAAGATACTCTGTTTCAAACTTTAGAAGCTCAGTCGTATCATAAAAACTCTTGGCAATGCCATCTGTGACCGCTCCCATGCGATTGATGCTCTTACGCACCTGATCCATGTTTTGAGCGATACCTGACTTACCAGTTATCGGTTGAATTTTTACGAAACTACGAATTGCTGCCATTAGAGGGACATGCGTGACTGATCTTGGTTTTGCCGTCTTTCTTCCTCAGCAATGTGTGCGAGGAGAAGATTCACATATACATCTCTTTCCCACGGAATCATATTCTCCAACTCGGTTAGTGAATACTTGTGGTGCTGCATCAAGGCAAAGTTTGTTTTGTAGTAGTTTTCAAGACTATCGTGCAATAGGGCTACGCGAAAAAAGCAGCGAGTCCTTCAAGCACAACATCAGATGTAACTCCAGTGTTGGGGTTTGTGACAGGGAGTGTGTATGTCAACTTAGGCATAGTCTCAAAGAATTTCTGGATCTTAGCAAACTGCTCAGAATTCAGATCTTCAAGGAATTCAAGTGCTTCCTTCTTAGTGAAGTTGTCATAGACTTCTTCGCTGTCGTAAACACTTTCAATGCAACCTGCTGCCAACTCAAACACATCTTCTAGTCCAGGGTTATCCGACATGTTTTGACTGATGAATACATCAATCGAAGGATATTTCATAACCACACCCACTTCTTTATCAAGGAGAATTTTCTTCTCATGATCAGCAGGGATCTCAACCTGTACTTCATTCAGAGGCACCATCACTTCGACCTGGGTCTTTTCATCATCGGGACAAGTGATCTTGAATTCACTTGCTTCACCAACAGCAGTAGCACGAATGCGGAGGAAGATGAATTCAATCTCAAAGGTTGCGAGATCTTCTACCTTACTCTTCAGGTTGGTGCAATTCTTGATGATGGTCTTGACTGCCTTGATCATCTGCTTGTCGTCTTGCGACTCCATAGCGAGATACAGCAGTTTCTCCTCTTTGACAAGGAATGGTCTATATGTAACTTGAGTGCCTGTAATAGGCAAAGTCAGATCATACTCGGGGATAGCGAGCTTGGGTAAAGGCATAATACTCCATAACTATTAAATTTATTTAGGTGCCAAAGAAGGAGGAATCTTCTTGGGCATCGAGTCCCAATGCTTCCGAAATCCTATCAAAGTTACGAATAACCTTGTCCTTAGCATTAGGACTGAAGGAGAGGACATCTTCTCCAACCGTGTCAAATCTAAATCTCTCGTATTTGAAATCAACGTCGATCTTCATAATATCAGCAGGACCGTTATTGAGAGTCATTGCTGAGATATCAAAGGGGAATGCACCATACATCTGCCATACAGCAGTAGATCTATTCATCCTCTGCTCAAAATTAACATGTTTACCATTAAAGTTAGTAGCACCTCTGTAAACAATGTTGGCAGCATTCTCCCATTTCAGGATCTGAATGTCTGCAGTATACTCATCGTAGAATGTAACTCTGTTTTCAGCATCATTTGCAGTCAGATTCATCCATTTCTCAAATAATTGACGATGATACATGTCCTTTGTCATGATGAAGGACATTCTGACTTCTTGCTTCTGCTGACCATATGCATAATCATATGGTTGACCAACCATCTTAACTGATTGTGTCTTAATTCTTCTTGCGGGGATAGTTACACTATCGGCAAAATAGTTAATTGTCTCATAGTGCTCCCTATAGTTGGGATTCATCCCTTTAGCATATAACATCGGAGGGAGTGTGATCTCCACCGAGAATAGATTCGACTTTGCAATATCCTTCTCGCCACTCGCGACGAGATCGGCAAAACGAAGAAAACTATTTGGATTTCTGTATCCCATTAAACTCTGCTCCAGATGTGACTGCTAGGGACTTCAATCCATCTACCTGCTGCATTAAATAAGAATTGCTCAATAGGCAATGGTGTCATATCCTGCAGATCGATCGGTTTAACAGTATAGATGTTAGTAGCGTTTGACATAAAGTATTTATGATGGCAACGGGCAGGATACGCGGGACTACCTACAGACCACTGTGCAGCGATTGTTTTTCTTGCTGTTGGTCGTAGATAATGTAAGTTACCACCTGAGAATTGCATGTTTGGTGTATCCAGATCGGATATCTGCACCATAGGGAATCTGTCGTAAAACTGAAGTTTCTCAGTCGCTGCAGAATATGCAAAGAAGATAATATCACCGACATTGAAGTTACCTTCATATGGCTCTAGACCATACTGCAGTTGACTGCGATACCACTCCTTTGATTGTGACTTGCCTTCTGCAAGATCCTTGACATCTGTGAAGATGCTCATACGTTTAACTCTTTTTCTGTAAGGATGAGAAATTCCATATTACGGTCTTTACAGTATTCTCTCGCTGCCTTCCACTTTGCTTGGTTGACACCAAAAGTCTTCACCTCAGTTATGTACTTTTTAGTTTGCCTCTTTGGGCGTTTAGGGGGCGCACACTGTATCTTCGGTTTAACCTCAATAATGAGCTTCGTAGTCCCTCCACTCCTGGTTCGTGCTCTGACGTAGAAATCGGGGAAATAGCGATGAATCCGACCGTCAACAGGACTGATGTATGGAATAACGATTTCTTCACTTCCCCACTCCAATACATTTACATTCTTGTCGCACCAGACCATAAACTTTCTTTCCCACAAACTCCTATAAATAATATTTGTGGGATCTCCCTTATACTTATGTCTATTTGATGGTCTGAATTTGCCAGAATAACTCATGTCTTCAATGTTAGTATTTCCAAGGGTTAAACCCCTCGGTTCATCAGGTAGTAGTAGACGGTCTGTAAGGAAGGACGCAACCTTCCCAACGGAAGTGATCGACTACCTTAAATTGAGTATTTATGAACACCAAAAGGGTAGACAAAACTCTGCTAAGTATGGTGGTAAAGGTAAAGAGACCATATTCCTGTATCTTCCTCCTGGGTTGAATGAGAAGTATACAGCAAAGTATGAAGGCAAAAGTCTTGGTAAGGTTGGTGCCGAAGTTATGGATGCTGCTGGTAGTGCTCTTGCTGGCGGTCAAGATATTGGCACCCACATCTCAAGAGCAGCAGATGCAGCAAAACCCGCACTTGGATTCAAGGTAGGTGCTGAAGCAATTAACACTTTGGTTGGCACAGTTTCACCATTCGGATCGGGTCTTGATGCTAATGATATCGCAGGGATAACACGAGGTGAAGTATTCAACCCATATGAAGAGATGCTATTCAAAGGTGTCTCATTCATCAACCATAGTTTCAAGTTTACTATGGTGCCCAAAAGTGCTGCTGATGTGGAGGTAATCTATAAGATTATCAACACACTTAGAGCATCAATGCACCCTGCCAAAGCTAAAGATAATAATTGGTTGACTATTCCTGACAAGTTTAGATGTGAAATTGTCAGATACTCATCTAAAGGTGATGAGGAAGAATTGGGTGAGGGTGAAGCAGCAGGTGGATATATGAATTCACTCTTGCGATTCCCTAATACTATGGTCTTACAAGACATGAGTGTTGACTTCGGTGATTCCACTGCAATTCGTACCCAGATTCCTGGTATGGAAACTAAGGACTTTGGTTTTGCAGTATATAACATGACACTTTCTTTCCAAGAAATCAAATACCGCACACGCGAAGATTTTGAATAATGTCAAATTATTTTTCTTACATACCAGACGTATTCGTCAGGACAAAGAGTTATCGCACAGGAGTTAACGACCCCTATGTTTTGGCGAAGAATATCTTTCGTCGTATTAAGATCAGAGATGATCTGAGTGATGTTATTCTTGGATTTGAGAAGTATACTATCCAAAATAATGAAAGACCTGATCAGGTTGCTGAAAAGGTCTACGGTAATGTTAACTATGACTGGGTGCTCTTACTGGTCAACAATATCATCAATGTCTATGATGAATGGCCAATGACCGAGCAAGAGCTCTACAATTATATGGTGCGTAAGTATGGGAAGGATGAAGTAGAGAGCATCCATCACTGGGAAACTCAGGAAATTAGAAGTACTAGGGGTGATATTCAACTAAGAGCAGGTTTTGAAGTCACAGAAGATTTTCAATATATGAGACCTGACGGCACAATGGTCCCTAAAGCAGAATTGATTAGACCTTTATCTAACTATGACTATGAATCTGGTCTAAATGACTATAAGAGAGGTATTCACGTCTTGAAACCTCAATTCTTGAATGCATTCGTTGAAGAGTTTGAAGAGTTGGTTGACTATCTGCCTTCTAATGAAGTTGATCCTCTGACGGGCATCAAGAGAAGTGTTGCCACAGTTGCAGAAGCATTTACTAGCGTCAAACCCACATATGAGACTCTGGTGGGTCAAACACCTTCTATCCAATTCGCTGCTACAGCAGAATACACCTCAAGAAACTTTGGATCTTCCGATCCTACCATTTCTCAAGGTGATGTGCTTGCTGACGGTAGCACTGTTGCAGTTACAGTTACAACAGGTAGCACTACCGCTACTACTGAAACCGCTGGCGAGATGACCGAAACAGAGGTTAACCAATATGGATCCGCTGGATCTTCTAGTGGTCAGACCTCTGGCGGTGGCACGTCCAGCGGAGGGTCTTATAGTGGTGGTGGAGGATATTAAATAAATCCCCTCTCTTTTGCTAGATGTAGCAATTCTTTCAAATTACCCACATGTTGCGCTCCTAGCGCGATTTGTGGGTATTCTGCTTCTGGTCCGAATTCGTTTTCAAACGCTCTTTGGTCAAAATGCTGATTTAGGCGATATTCGAGAAATTCGCCTTCTAGTGATTTTAAGAGTTGTGCTGCTCTTTCACATTCTTGTGATCCATTGCTATAAATTACTGCTGTCTGTGGAATCATTTCTTCTCTGAATGATTGTACTCGATAACAAACTTTTCATGCTCTGTGGTCCTATCGACCACAGTATAATGTCTTACTTCACTGCCAAGCAATTCTGCTGCCTTCTCTAGAAGGTTTTTGGCGATATTCATATTAGTCACGCTGACGCCAGTCATCTGGTTTGTCCCTCCTAAACCAATCATTGATATCATCTGCACCGTCGAATGTAGTCCTATGATTGGATGGATCAGGGTCTCCGAGACCCATCCTATTCATAAAATCATCTAGACTGCCCTCCTCAATGTCTTGAGACGCTTGCCGACGTGCCTTTTGTAACCAATCTCGGGCGAGTGTGTGCCTTTTGGCAAGTTTCTCTGCCCAGATCATGTCCTCAATAGGGACAGTTTCTTTATTTGCAATACATCTGCAAATAGACTCCAAACGGAGTCGATAAGCGGTTGAGAGCATAAATCATTTACGCAGTTTGGACTCTAATTCAGAGACTTTGTTGAAATCGGCATAAGATGCCTCAGATCGCTCATTGAGGATACTTTGGATATCTTCAACGATTACGTCATTTTCAACATAGTCGTCCAGATACTGATTTAACGCTTCCGCCAAATAACGGTATCTGTGCCATTCAGGCGAATAAGGTTTGTAATGTGTCATAGTAAAAATACCGAAAAACCCTGTGGGCGAAAAAATACCCCGAATTTTTTTTCGACCTTCCTGGGAACGAAAAGTCAAATAATATATGGGTCAACGCCTACAGGGTCTCCACTTAAGTCGTGTCTGTTTCTCCCAGTAACCCTCGACGTATTCGTAGTGTCCCAACCAACGACCAGGAATCCAAACACGTCTAGTCACCTGCACCTCACACATACGCCTCCTAGGAGGGTGATCATAATAATAATGGTGCGAATGGTGATGCCCGTGCCCCTCAAACGGCTCCCAGAATTCCTTCCAAGTTAGTGCATTAGCGGGTGCTGCAGCGGACAATAGCAGCAGAGAGGCAAGGGCAAGTTTTTTCATTAGTCGTCGTTAGCGAGGGCAGCGAAGTAGTCCAGATCAGGACCATCGTCTGCTTTGTTTAACTCTTCAATCTTAGCACCGAATCCACTAGGTGTGGTGTCGGGTTGTGACACTGGTGCAACTGGCGTAATGTCACGGTCATTGAATCCACCAACAGGGGAGTCAAAGACTGCTTCATCTTGCTCATCACGAGTGCGGACCTGAGTGCGACCCTTATTAAGGACCATATTCAGACGCTCTTCCAGTTTCTCATAAGACTTGAAGGCAGAAGGGTCAGTGAATTCCTTGAGGGAATACTGAGACTTCCACAGTGCTTCCAGTTTCTCATCATCGAAACCACCCAGCGTGCTAGGTGCTGCGAAGTCAGACTTATCATAATTCCAGTAACCACCAATGGTTTGGATCTTGATACGGAAGTCTGCACCACCCCAAAGATCAAAGGGGTTGATAGGTTCTTCGTCTTCAAACTGGGGTTGCATAGAAGACACGATCTTGTCGTGGATCTTCTTACCATACTTATACAGGAATACTTTACCCTCATTCTGAGGATTCAGTTGATCCTTGACGACATAGATGTTGCTGTAGTAAGAAAGCTTACGCTTCTGCTTACGAGCAATCTCTTTGTCAGAATCAAGACCGCTATTCCAAAGTGTGCGATTCAATTCACCAACAGGATCTTTCTGACCCAGTGTAGTGAGGGAGTTTTCAATATACCATCCGCCTGGTCCTTGGAAAGCGTGACTCCAAACTTGTGCCCAAGGAAGGTCTTCACCCTCAGGCTCAGGGAGGAAACGGATCACGGCATAACCGTTACCGCTCTTGTCCACCCCTGGTTTCCAGAGTCGCTCGTC